CCGGCGGTGTTCTCGGATGGTGGAAAAGGGGGCACCCCCCATGGGCGGGGGCCGTCGTCAGGGTCAGGGCGTCAATGCCTGAGTGGCCTGACTGATGACTGACTCTTCTGCTCAGCGAGCGAATGATGAGGTGTCGCCTCGTCGTCGCTCGTGTCGTGTGCTGGTGTCAGCATGGCCCGTGCCACCCACCCGGTTGGTGTTGGGCTGTGGCCTTGGCGTGGCATGGCTTGCATAGCCCGCGCCCATACACTGGATCGTTGGGATTGAAGCCAGCATCGATGAGTTGCTTGCGGCTGAGCGGGTAGTGGTCAGCCTCGGTGGCTGGTTGGCGGTAGCACAGCACACAGATGGGGTTGCGTGCCAGCACGCCTTCGCGGAAGTGCCTGTGGCCCGCGCCCTTGTAGCCGCGCTGTGTTGCCGTGCCTCGCCGTCGCTCGGCCTGCGTCTTGTGTTCGTCGCAGCGTCCGGACTGGACTAGTTCGGGGCAGCCAGCCTGACTGCATGGCTTGAGTGGCGAGTGTGGCATTCAGTCTGCCTGCACTTGGTCCTGCTTGACCTCGACCCGCGCCGCCTGCCATGCGCTCCAGTGTCCTGATACCAGAGCCCAGATGCTGAGTGCCGAGACGTATTCGACGCTGCTGATCCAGCCTGTCCATAGGCTGACCGGGATCATGGCGATCCAGAAGATGGCGAGCCAGCCGTTGATGCGGCGCATGAATACAGGGTCGCCTTGCACCATTGCCCATAGCGACTTGATCATGCGGCCGGCCACCACCCTTTCGCGGCGAACAACTGTTGGAAGTCTCCGGGTGCTACCTCGCAGAACTCGCGTCCGTCGTCGAACACTGTGATGCCGGCGCCTAATGTGAGTGCGGCGTCTGCGAGTTCTGAGCACATCCATTGGCTGTCGTTGGAGAAGTGTTTTGCGATGAACCTCGGCCATCGGAAGTTGAGGGCGTATTCGATCCCGAGCAGCGCGTCATCGATATAGGCGTAGTCGGCGCCTTCCCATTTCTTGGCCCAGTCGGCGCACGAGTAGGCCTGCGCTTGGTCTAGGTCGAAGCGTGACCAGACGGCGGTGGGCCAGTCTTCGATGGGCCTGATCTTGGCGCCGCCTGGTTCGGCTCCGATGGTGTAGCCGTTGCCGATGTTGATGACGGCGTGGCAGGTGTCGGAGCGTGTGATCTTCTGGATTGCCCTGGCGATCCATGAGGTTCCGTGCGGGATGAGGCCAACCTGACCCATGAGCGCATCCATGGTCGGCCTCCTGTTCAGTTGGTGGGTGTGGCGTGAGTTGCACACGCCGGGACCGACTCTGGTCCTCCGACACTGGTCACACCCGAAGCCCCGGCCTCTCGCTGGGGGACAGCATCAAGAGACCGGGGCGGACTCGCACCCACGAGAGCCCGACATGCGGGCATAAGAAAAGCCCCGGCCATTGGCTCGGAGCTTCTGATTTTGCGGACACTTCCGCAAAGACGTGACTAGCTTAACAGATTCGAACTATATGCGTGTAACTCAATCGGCGTGTCGCGGCTCAAGGTCGACAGCAGTGATCTTGCCCGAACTATCCATGGTGACCAAGACGGTTCCGACTTCATGGCCGCAGGGCAGCGCAAAGTGCCGATTGCTAGGCACGCAGTGCGGATACTCTTTAGTCTCACGCCTAAGCCCCGGCGATTCGTTCTTGCATTCCGGGCACTGACTTTTCACCGGCAGGGTAATCTCTTCGTCTCTGATAACCCAGCTATCGATCACGCCTCAGTTCCTTCCTCATATGGCAGCGACAGGTCGAATGACTTCGAGCGAGTTCGGCCAATGTCCCAAACTGTCAGGTGCGTCCAGCCTGTCGGCGCCCATTCGTCGTAGGACTTGCGGCATGCTTCCTCGAATGACGTGGCTTCGACGTCGATATCCTCAGTGTCGGCATTGCCGTACCCGGCATCGAGTTCGAGGAAGACCGGGTAGTACTCCTTGCCGCTCACGCCTCTATCCTCTCAGGGTTGATTGCCCGAGTCAGCCACCCGAGCTCGTCCGCGTTCCATGCCGCGCCGCAGTGGACGCATTCGGCGGTCCACTTCCCGGGCGGCAGGAGTCCTTCGTCGTCGCCCCAGCAGTGCAGCAGCAGCCCGGGCTTGTTGTCTTCGCCGCCGTAGAGCACACCGCATGCTGGGCATGGCCGGTGCAGCTTGCGCGGCGGCTTGGTCGGGTTCAGCAGCGCCCGGATCCTGTCTAGCCAGTCCAGTGTGACGTGCTCGAGGAACACCATCCACTCGCCGTTGATGTCCTCGACAGCCCATGACTGGATGATCTGCTTGAGCGTGCCCTTGAAGCTGGGGATGAGTTCATTCTGGTGTTCGCGGGCCTCCTGGATGATCTTGCGCATGAGGTCGATCGCGCCGACGTTGATCGGCAGCGGGTTGCCGTCCGACGCGCCGCCGTCGTTGCCCGGGCTCACGGCCGTCTCGAGCTGGTCCAGGAATGCGGGCACCGTGACAAGCTCCCCGTCAACCCGTGTCAGGTGCTCGCTGGTGAGCCGGTGGATGTTGTCGCGGAGTGTGGATCGGTATTCGCTCATGGCACCTCCTTTCGCTCGAGCCCTGAGCGCTCTGGGATGTTCGCTATTGACCGCGGGCAGATGTCCGATGCCGCGGCGAGCTGAGCTATGTCCTCTGCATCTGTGGCGAACTGCTCGAGCTTGTCGAGCACGGCTTGCGCTTCGGTGATCTCGGCACGGAGTTTGCCCGCCGCGATCCCGGCCATGTTGCGTAGGCGATAGATCAGGTCAACAACGTCACTCACTTGATCTCCTGAATCTCAATGACGATTCGCGGCTTGCCGTAGCCGCCATGGCGCATGTCTGGCCCGAGCATGTGCTCGTGGTCGTCGTCGGGGATTAGTCCGGTGTCCACGAGTGCGCCGTCGCATGCGGCTTTGATGGTGGGCCAGACGTTGTTCGGGTCGTACCGTCGCCTGCTGGGTTTCCAGATGTGCGCGAGGACTCGTATGCGGCCCATGAATGGCTCAGAGTGGGCGGGCACAGCTTCCCGGCCAGCTTGACGCCATTGCGCGGCGAGACGGGCTACAGCGTGGCGGTGAAGCCTGCCGTTGCTGTTGATGAACGCGCACGGTGCCGGGATGTCCACGTAGAGGATGCGACTCATTTCCCCTCCAGTGCTCGGCGGATGAGTGCGGCGGTGTTTCCGTAGGTGGTGGTCGCGGGGCCGTAGGTGTCGAGGTGGGCGGCGAGGGCTTCGACGGCGGCGAGGGGGTCGTGCTCAGTTGCGGTCATGGGCCTCGTCCTTCCGGATTCGATTCGCGACGGCATCCCAGAAAGCCGGAACGATGATGAGCGCGGAGATCAGCGCCGCGATCCCGACAACCTCGAGGCGGTTGGAAGCGAACCCCCACCCCATGCAACCGGCGATGGCTTGGGCTGCGGCGAAGAGTGATCCGATGACGAGTCGGTCCTTGAGTTTCATGCGGGCTCCTTAACGTCGAACGCCGCCCCGTCTGGAGCGGCGTGGTGCTTTCCGATGTGGGTGTCGGGTCTGGTCCCGGCGAGGATTTCCTGCCAGCAGTCGTGGCAGTAGCGGGCGTCCCAGGCTGGGTGGTCGGCACAGTGCGGGCCGGCGCGGAACGGGGTCATTCGGCAGCCTTCCGTGAGTACCCATCTCTGACCCAGCGGCGGATGCTCAGTTCGCATCCCATGGTCAAGGCGAGGCCGTCGCCCAATCCGGTATGGGTGGCACGTTTCCCGCGCCCGCAATAGCAGCGGCGTCGAGACCGTGAGGGGGCTTTCACCATGGCCCGGTGCCCGTCCGCACTTCCATAGCGGGTGCCGCTCGGCTCGATGAGACCATTTGCTCGGGCGCGGGTCTCTTCGGCCCGGAGGATCGCCGCTGTCCGTTCATCCATTGCTGGCCTCTCGTTTCACGAATCGTCCGCGTTCGTCGCTGCGCTTCCAGCCGGTCATCGGCTCTTCGGTCTGGCATAGCGGTTCCAGGTAGGCCGGGCAGGACGCCTCCTGCCCGCAGGTTCCGATGCCCCGGTAGTACGGGCAGTCGAGCGCCCAGTGGTGCTGTTGCTCGCTCACTGACCGCCTCCGACGTGCAGAACGGTCGCGGGGAGTACGACGAAGCTTTCGCCGTACTCGTCAAGCGAGTCCCAGTAAAGGTGGCATTTGTGCCCCTCAGCTTCGTGGCCGTGGCAATACTTGCGGAGCACGTCCTGCGAGTCATCCAGCACCACGCTCCCGACTGGCAGCGCGTTCAGTTCCTCGGCGCTTTCGACCACCTCGGGCTTGGCGAGCACCTGCGCGGCAGCGAACAGCGGGCCGAGATAGCGCTCTTTGAGGTGGTGTTGCGCTCCGGGCGTCAGCTCGTCCCAAGTGCCGCCAGTGGGGTCGGCCTCAGACCCTTCGACAAGCCGCTTGCAGAACGCTTCGAGGGCTTCGGTGAGTTTGTTGTCGCTGAGGCTCATGCTGTCGTCTCCTTCACCCAGCGCGGGTCTGGGTCGAGTTGGGCGTATGGGTCGTGGTGTTCGGCTATGCGGTCGGCTCGGCAGCCGCGGCATGGTTCGTAGTCGTCGTGGGTTCGGCAGCGTGGGCTGCGGGGCTTCTCGAATCCCTGGGGGGCGGTCGAGGTCCAGTGGTGGCCGTCTCGCACGTATCCGTCTGGTGAGCGCCCGAATGCCTGACCGTTGCCATCCGGTTGTGTGGCGTAGACGGCGAGTGCCCGGATCATGTGGGCGAAGTCGGCCGCGAACAGGAAGCCGATCGTGTTGGCCTGCTCGAGCATCTTGCCGGGGTTGCGTGGCGCCCAGTCGGGTCGGGTCGCGAGCATGATCGCCGTTAGCTGTCGGCCTTGGTTCTCGTCTAGGCGGAACATCAGGCGATGCCCCCGAGGTCGAGGGTTGCGTTCTGCAGCCGCGTCTTGAGGCTGAGGTCCAGATACTCGGCGCTTATGTCGATTCCGATGTACCTGCGCCCATTGTTCTGCGCCACGAGCCCGGTTGTGCCGGACCCGCTGAATGGGTCGAGCACGGTCCCGCCCGGCTTGCATCCGGCCACGATGCAGCGTCGGGCAAGCTCCTGCGGGAATACGGCAAAGTGCGCTCCGGGGTACGGCTGTGTTGGGATGCTCCACACGTCGCCTGGATTCTTGCCCTTACCGCTCCCCGTGTACGTGTTCATTCCAGCCCGTCGCGCCGACGATCCGGTCTGCAACTCGGCACCCTTGTTCTTGCCGCCGAAAACTCGCGAGCCGTCCGTTGCATCCGGATAGGCGAGTTCTTCCCGAATCGGGTCGAGGTCGAACCAGTACTTGCGGGACTTGGCGAACATGAACAGGTTCTCGTGGCGCGTGCTGAGCCTGTCGGTTACCGATTCGGGCATGGCATTGGGCTTGGCCCAGATGATCGAGTTGCGGAGTATCCACCCGTCGTCCTGCAGCGCGAAGGCCACGCGCCAGGGGATGCCGAGCAGATTCTTCTGCGGCATCCCCTGAGTGATAGCCACACTGCCTTGTTTGCCCGGGTTGCCAGAGCCGATCGTGTTACCGCCGCGGCCGCCAATATCTCGCCCAGCGTCGTTCCGCCCGAGCGTCCGGGATTGACCGCCGCTCGCATAGCTATCCCCGAGATTGAGCCAGAACGTCCCGTCGTCAGCCAATACGCGCCGAAGCTCGTTGAACAGGGAGCGCATGGTCTCGACGTACTCGGCGGGGGATGCCTCGAGGCCGTATTGGCCCTCTGTGCCGTAGTCGCGCAGCCCGAAGTATGGCGGCGAGGTGACGATGCAGTCCGCGGAGCCATCCGGCAGCGTGCGGGCGACATCGAGCGAGTCGCCGTGGTACAGCGTCACGCTCTCGTCTTGGTAGTAGACACTCAATTTTCGAATCCTTCGATTTTTCTCGCGGGCGTCACTTAGGTGAGATCGCTAGATCAAGGTGAGTGAGCCAAAAGCGAAAGGTGAGATAGAGATAGGTATTGGTACTGGTATTGGTGCTATAGGTTTGCTAGCGGTTTGCTATACGAATCGCATAGCACTTGCTATCGGTTTGCTATGCGCTATCCCGGCAGTAGTCACACTCTTGCTCCACCACACCGCGCTTCGCGTGCCAGCGGACATGCAGCCCGTAGCCGGCTGACTTCTTCCGGTTGTCCCGCAGTTCCTCGAGCTCTGCCTTGGACTTCTGATGGTCGAGGTAGTCATGCATGAGGAACATGTCCTTGTCGGGTGTCGTCTCAACCCATCCAGCCGCGATGAGTGCCTTCCCAACCGCAGCGCCCTTAGCATTTAGAACATGCTTCGGCACAATGCCGTCTGTCTTGAACTCGTTGCAATGCGCCCATAGCTCGAGCAGGCACAACCTGGCCTTGTCGCTCGGAAGCCCAGTGAACTTCGGATGACGGAAGAGCTCGTTCGTCACCGTAATGAAGGGGCGCGGGTCATATGCCAACCTTTGCACCTTTCTTGGAATTGCAGGAACGGCACAGCGTTTGAAGGTTGTCGAGGTCATCGGTTCCGCCGAGCGACCACGGGTATATGTGGTCCACGGTCAGGTCATCTCGGCATCCGCAGGAACGGCAGGCGTGACCGTCGCGCTCGTAGACGATGGCTCGCAGGTCAGGTGCGACCGATTGGCGGCTATCTCCGTATTTCAGTCGGGAGACTCGCCAAATGCCATCCTCGAGCACCTGATAGCCACCCGGCGCGGGCTCCCAGAGCTCGGCGTCGATCAGCCGCTGGGCGAGCTCGGGACCGCCCGGCCATGACTGCACGATCCAGTCCGGCACATGGCCATCAGTGAGCACGTCGGCCGAGTAGGTCCCGCCCATCAGCCACAGCCCCATAGCCTCCAACCCGGCAGCCCGCATCTTCGGGTGCGCGTACATCTTGGAGTCGGCATTCAGCCAGGGCACGTCTCAGCGCTCCTTTCTCTTGCGGCGTCGGCGTTCCTCGCGCATCACGTTGCCCACGGCCTGTTCCCCGGTTGGGTCACGGTAGACAGTGACGGCCCGCTCCATCTCGGAACGAGCCGCCACGTGATGGTCACACCGGTATTTGGTTGCGCAGACACCGCTTGGAGTCCGGCAAACGAAACAGCACTTGTCGTCCGTCATCCGGCAGCCTCGTCCAGCACACGGTGGCCGGTGAAGTCGGCAAGAACCTGCTGCGGGCCGTACTCCGAGCCGTCGTCAGCGATCCAGAATCCGTTGGAGAAGAGCCTGAACTCGTAGACGACGTGTCCGAGTTCAGCTATGACTCCTGCCCCCGGCGTCGTCGGCAGCACGAACGGCGGCTCCGTCTCCGCGAGGGCGGCGCGGAGAGCGATGAGGGTGTCAAGCTCTTGCGGGGTGTGTTCGTTGCGCTTGACCAGTTCCGCGAGGCGTTGCTCGATGTCGCGGACCAGCTTCAGCTTCGCTTCCGCAGCGTATGCGCGTTCTTTCCACGCATTGCGGAGCATCTGCCATCCGATTAGATCTTCCTCCACCCGCGCCAGCTTCGCCTCAGCCTTCTCGGCGCGGTCCTTCCAGTCGTCGCGCTCCTGACGAGCGTTGACGGCCCGGTTCTCGAAGATCGCTCGTCGCGCCTCGGCAGTTGTCCGGGCCTGCACAGCCTGGGCCACCTTCTCCCGCCAGTCCGGGTCCACGCCTAGCGCGGCCTCCAATTCGCGGCGGTCATAGAGGCGCTGGTGCTCGTCGTCGCAATCGAGTAGCACCTTGCCCGGGTGTGACGGCCAGTCGGTGATGCCTAGCTTCCTGCCCGCATAGCTCTCAATCGTCGTCATCTAATTCCCTCTCGCTTGGTTCTGTAGCTGCATGTCTCGTGCGTCTTCGGCCCATGCGCGGTATTCGGCGTCCTGACAGCGCGGGCACAAAGGGTCGTGGCCCGGTTCCCCGCAGGTGTCGCAGGCGGGCAGGGCGTCATCCTGGTTGATGGCTGCCATTAGTTGCTCGCCAAGATGTCGGCACCGAGGTTTAGGTAGCTCTGGCATGGCGGCGAAGCGTGGACCGCTTCAAACTCCTGCCAATGAGTGGTGAGGTATTCGAGAGCATCCTTTTGGTGAAACTCGAAGGGATAGTTCGGCTGAGGGTCGATATCCACGCCAACGACTTCAAAACCTGCTTGGAAGTAGCCCATCCCGGCGCCGCCGGCGCAGCAGAACAGGTCGAGGATCTTCGGTCTCTTTGCCATCAGAACGGAGGCTCGCTCGGCGTCTGCTGCGGCGCGGCCCACGGGTCGTCGTTCGCGGCACCCCACCCCTGCTGTGCGGGCTGCTGGCCGCGGGAGAAGGGTTGCGCCGCGGCCTGTCCCCGTTGGGCGCGGGTGACCTTCGCGGATGCGCTCTTGAGGCTCGGGCCAATCTGGAGTCGTTGGAGTCGTTTGGCGGCGGCGCTCGAGGAAGTGGGTGAGGCCAGCCAGGTTGTTGGCCGTGCTGCACGGCTGTGACGCGCCTGTATTCCGAGATCACTGGGATGCGCTCACGCGGACTGTGCACGGCCTGCTACAGCCGCCGTCGCCGGAAACGTGGTGCTGGATGGTGCCCGGGTAGTCTGATGCGCTTGTTTTCACTGGGACGCATCGTGCGGCTGCAGTCAACGCATTCGGCGGGCATTGGTGCGCCGTTCATGCGCTGGTCTTCTGGGTTCGTGCGAGTCGGGTGCGACGGTTCGCCAGATACCCCTCAAGCCCCGCAATGTTGTTCTGGTGGTGCAGTTCCGTGAGGCGTTCGGGTGCCATGGTCGGGGTCGATTGCTCATCCTTCGACTTGGCCCATCCGCCGCGGAGGTGCTTGAGGTAGCAGGTCTTGCATCGGCCGTGCGCCCCGGCCTTCTTGTGCCCCTCTGGTGGGCGTCCTGCGTGCCTTTGGGGGACCATCGGCGCCCCGCAGTCGAGGCAGATTGGGGCGGTCACGCTGCGTGGCTCCTTGTTCGGGTGACTTCGCGGGCGAGCTCGTGCCATGCCGGGTGGTGGGCTCGGCGCAACGCGATCTCGGCGGCTTGAAGGCTGGGCCAGCCGGCGCGGGTCGCCGCTTCTGCCGGACTGACGCCTTGCTGGGTGAGGAAGTCGAAGTCCTCGAACCGGGCGGCGCGGCGTTCCGCGAAGACGCGACGTGAGACGGCGCGTCCGACTTCTGCGCGAGGCATCACGCGGCCTCGCGGTTCGTGATGTGCCGCTCGATAAGATCCAACCGCAGCCCGGACCAGTGGTGGTCGCCGTCGAAGCTGGAGGCGTAGACGACGGGTGCCTGTGCGTATCCGAGGCCCTTGATGTAGGCGAGGGCGGTGGGATCCTGAGTGACATCGACTTCGGTGTAGTAGATCCCGGCCTTGTCCAGCTTCCGGCGCGTCATTCTGCATGGCTGGCAGTTCGGCTGCGAGTAGACGACGACGGCAACCCCGTCGCGTGCCTGGATCTCGCTCGTCAGGTCGATGATTCCGGTGGTCAAAACTTGCTCCTAGAAAACGGAAGGGGCCACCGCGTTGCGGCAGCCCCTCGAGGTGGGTGGGTTCAGTTCTGGGCGGCGGCGAAGATGGCGTTGAGTGTGTCTTCGCTGGCGCCGTTGGTCTTGGCTTCGTTCCAGAGGCCGCGAAGGTTGGTGCAGCCTTCGATCTGGTCCAGCCAGAACTGCTCTGGCTTGGGCTCGGGCTTGGGTGCTGGTGCCGGCTCGGTGAGTGGCTGGACAGTGAATGTCGCGCTCTTGCCGCGCTTGACGAGCAGCGGCACCTTGAGCGGCTTGTCGATGCCGCTCATGTGGCTGATGCGCGTCCCACCGACAGCCTCGCCGCCGAACTGGACAGAGGGGTCGCAGTAGAGCGTGACGCGCTGCCCTGCGTACTTGGTGGCGTCCGGTCCCCAGGCTGCGACGATCACCCTGCGCATGGACTTACCCGGCCGCCACACGCGGGGGAACTCGGCAAGGTGGAAATTGAAGGGCTGTTCCGCGTTTCCCTTCGTGACCCTCTCGATGGTGAAGGTGCGTGGCCCCGAGATGAGGTCAACAGCGTCGAGCTGGTCGGACTTCGGGGCGATTGATTCGGTGAGGTCCAAGGTCTAGTCCTTTTGGTCGACGGCTCGGATGGTGGGGCAGGGCCAGATCTGCCAGTTGCCGTCGTCGGTTCCGCATCCCGTGCAGACCTTCCGAGGGTGCTGGCGACCGCCAGCGAACATGACGGCATCAATGGGCTCGTGTACCTTCCGCACCCGGTCGATTGAGGCGTTGGCTGCCCTGAGGATGGATTCGGCGGACTCGGCCCGGTATTGCCAATTGACCCCGGCCACGTCAGAAGATCTCCATTTCCGGGAAGAAGTCGATGCGTTCGGTGGCTGGCATGCCCTCGGTGGCGTGGGCGTAGGTTTCGATCATCTGGTCGGCGTTCTCCTCGAATGCTGTGACCGCATCGACAATCGCCTTCTGCCAGCGCTCGTCAGGCAGGACGCGCTTCACGAACAACGGCATCCCGCCGCAATAGCTGATGAAGTCCAGCCATTTGCGGCCCGAAACGAGCAGCCCGGTCTGGCACTGGGCCATGTATTCGAGCGGCACCGCGTCGGCCAGGATTGTCGCGAGGTGGGCCTTCTGACGGGGCGCTTTGATCTCTATGAGGCCGTCGTCCCCAATGAGCCCATCGGGGGAGTAGCCGATCTTGTATCCCCAGTCGTCGCGGACCATGAAGCCAACCTGATCCACGTCAACGCGGTAGTGCTCGGCGTAGATGTCACGCGCGATGGGCTCGCTCAATGTCCCGCGTTCCATGTCACGGCTGGGGAAGGTCGGTTCGACGTAGTCCGTGATCCGCTCAGCCACGAGTGACGTTGTGAGGCTGCGGGAGTAGTCGTTGGCTGCGGGCTTGACCGTCTTGGGTGTGATGAGCTGCCCCACGACGGATGCGGTGACAATGCCGCAGCGTGCAGCCAACCACTCGTCAGTGCCTTGCTCGAGGTCTTCGTAGATGTGGAGGCTCATGGGTTGTGCCTTCTCTCAACTCGCTCCCAGACGGCTTGGACACCGTTTCTGCGTGCGGGGTAGGTGGATCGTCGCCAGCCGACGTGGGTGATGAGGCCGGCTGCTCTTGCGGCGGAAAACAAACCGCCCCAGTCGGATGACTGGGGCGGTTCGGCTATTAGCCCTCTGAGTTTGTCGGCGTGGACTTGCTCGCCTGGTGGATAGTTCTCGATGAGTTGGAGCGCTTGGGCTCTCCACTCCTGCGAGGTGAGTTCAAGCGCGGCCGGCCTCAATCCCACACCTCGCCTTCATGGCACTTGCAGGGGCAATCGACGGTGAGTCGGACGGTGCCGTACTTGTTCGAGTAGGACTCTTTGCAGGTGGTGCCCATGCAGAATCCGACGCCGCACTCATGCTTGTATCGGCACTCATCGAAGTCGTGCGCCTCTTCGGCAGCGTCCGCGATCGCTTCCTGAATGGCCTCTTCGGGGTCGATCGAGTCGCCCATGAGCTTGGCGTATTCGTCGGCAGGGTCCGCTCCGTCTGCCACCTCTTGGAGGGCGCGGTAGACGGCTCCGGGGTCGAGTCCGCTCACCTCCCCACCGCCAGCCAGACGAGCGCGACGGGCAGCGAGGCGGGCAGGGTCAGGAGCAGGTGCGCGAGGAGGAATAGGAGCGGGTGGCTACGCATTGGGTTCGCCATCCCATGGCATGACGATGAGGTCTCGGACGGCGGGCAGCGATGGGAGGACGCAGAGCAGTGTCCCGCCGGCCCAGATCGCTAGGACTATGAGCGCGAAGCCAATGAGTTCAGTCGTCATTTCTTCTCCTGGGGAATGTCGTTGGGGTTGTAGCTGTGCGGCCCGTACAGCTCGTACTTGGCGCCGCATGGGCAGGTGGCCCATCGGCAGCCGGGGCGGTCGCAGTGTTGCTTGGCGAAGGCTTTCGCGTTGCGTTGGCAGCGGGGGCAGGTCTTCCCAGCCGGGATGCCACCGAGCCTGTCGCCGCTCATCGGTGCTCGCCTTTGATTGCGCGTTCGAGCTTGCCGAGGTCGATGACGCCGTTGCCGCGCATGATGTGGAGTTCGTAGAGGGCGCGCTCCTTGTCTTGCCGTGCGTCGTCCAGTGCGTCCATCAGGTGGTCCACCTTCGCCAGCAGTTGCACGTACGTCGGCATCTGCTCGGCCAGTGACGGGACCGTGGCGTCAATCGGGACGGCGCTCATGCTTCCTCCCATGCGGTGACGCGGCGGTGGACGGGTGTCAGGAAGGCGTGCGCTCCAGCTTCGCGCCGCGCTACATCCTCGCCTTCGCTGACGGGGATAACGTCGCGCTTGTAGCGCATCCCCCATTCCTCGGTGGTCTGCTCCTGGAACCACGCGAACGCCACGTCCGCCTGATGGGCGGCGAACGCCTCCATGTCGGGGAACTCGATGGCTAGATCACCTTCAACGCACTCGGGGGAGGCGCAACAGATTCCGTCGAAACTGATAGCGGCAACGCTGTGCTCGCTCAGCCGTGCGGCGAGGTCGTCCCGGGCGGTCATTTCGACCCCCGCCGATCCCACCACAACGCCCCGGGCCATTGGGTCGCGGTGTCGCGGACCGGGACGTCCTCGCTCATGGCAGCACCGCCAGTTCTTCCTCAGCGAAGAGGACCGATGAGCCGTCCTCGAACAGCACCTCAACCGGCGTGTGCGCGATCCGGTACGTCGCGATCACCTTGCCGACCCGCCCGATGTGCGCGGCTTCGAGGCTGATCGACTTGACCACCTTCACCCGCTTGCCGCGGACGATGTTCGGGTACTTGAAAGCTGGGTTCGCGGTCATGGGGTTACCTCGCCATCAAGAATCTGCATTGCGGCCTCGGATATCCGGCCGATGAATGCGCTACGGACCATCGGCGCATCCTCTTCGCTGACGCGGAGCATGGTTCCGTCTGGGCCGATGCTGGACATTGCGAGCGCCGCCATGTCGATTGCCAACTGTCCGGCTGCGTTCAGTGGGTTCGCGGTCATGCGACGATTCCCTTCGCTGAGATCTCAACGGCGTCGCGCTTCGCCTGGTCAAGTGCGGCCTGCTCGCGGACCGTGGTGAGGGCGGCAGCGAAAGAGGTGTGCTCGCGGAAATGAACGGGGCGGCTTCCAGGATGCTCACTGCGAAAGCGCGGGTAGAGCCGAATGTCGTCCTCGGTAACCCAAGTCCCGTCCGACTTGTCCTTGTAGACGCGGGGCCGGTAGAGGTCGGATTGCAGTGGCTTCCAACCGGGCTTCTCAGCGGATCGAATCAGCTTCACCTCATCGGGCCAGAACATCAGGCCCCGCTGCTCGTCACCGAAGACGAGGCGGACTGTCATCGCGCCGTCGAACGTGTCGATGACCTTCGCAAACTCGCCCCGCATAGTAGGCGCAGTGATCCGCACAAGGTCACCGATTGCGAACACGGTCTGCACTGGTTCGCGTTCCTCGTCGGAAAGGATGTCCTCGGCGGGTTCGACGTACCCGATCGGGAGCGGGTCGATGCCCTCGGTGGTGTCTTCGATGATGGTCATGGGTGGCTCCTAGGCTTGCTGTGGTTCGTCGTAATGGGGTTGGGTGGCGAAGCACTTGAGGATGCGGCGGAATCGGATCGTTGCGTCAATGAGTTCGTCGTCCCATTCGCCACTGGCATGGGAGGCACATTGGACGACCCAGACCCCAGCGTCCGCAGAGTGGTACTCGGCGGCGAGTTCGGCGTCGGTGAGGCGCTTGTGGTCTGCGTAGTCCCAGCGCTCCGGATTCGGTCGGCCATCCGGGGCGCGGTCGACTTCGGCGCCCGTGATTGGGTTCAGCCACGTCTGCATGTCGCCGCGGCAGACGCAGTTGTCTTCGTGGCAAGTGACGCGCTCGAAGATCACGAGTTCCAGCGGCTTGCTCATGCGACCCTCGCGGCTACTCGGCGGGCGGCGGCGTCGGCGTTCTCAGACGCCTCATCCCCGGTGGGGTCGGAATAGGTGATGGTCTTGAACCACTCGAGGAATTCCTGCTCGGTCGGCTCATGGGTGAAGGCGTCAAAGCGGCGCTTGGCGAGCTTCGCGACTTTGCGGATCTTGGTGCGGTCAGTTTCACCGTGCTCGCGGACACGGTTCTCAAAGGTGGCGAGTGAGGGCATGACGAATGGCCTCTCTCCGAGGGACGAACCCAAGGGTGAAGGATGAAAGGTGATGCGGTGGGGTGTGCCCAGACGAGGGGCGAAGGGTGCCGGCTAGGCGGCAGGGGCCTATTTAGCGGCCGGGGGCTTCCGAGGGAAGCGACTCGAGCCAGGCTTCGAGCTCTGATGCGAGGATCACGGGCTTGCTGTTGATGTACTTCGCTGCGAGGTCGCCACGTTCAACGAAACGGCGGAGAGTCCGGGATGAGACACCGGTTGCCTCGGCGGCTTCTTCGAAGGTGTAGCTGAGCTTGTTCTTCATGCCGCGTCCTGTTCTTTGAACAGGATGTCGCGGGGGTCTACGCCTAGCGCCTCTGCGATGTCGGCTGCTTCTTTTAGGGTCAGTGTCTCTGGCTTGCGGTCGATCTTGCGGTAGAAGCTCTCGGCTGGGATGCCGGCCTTCTTTGCCACTGCGAAGCGGCTGAGGTCCTGTTGGGCCATCAGTGCTGCGATGTTCCGCGCTGCCGTCTCCGGGAGACCTACCGGGGATTGCGTTTGCATACGTAGATCATATCCCCGTTTGGGGATGACGCAAGGGTATCTGAGTACTACCTAGAAAGTAAAGTCGATGTAGATATCCCCGAACCGAGTACTACGTCCCCGTAATGGGCTTGTGCATCCCCAAAACTGGCCCTATGCTCCCGATATGGGAAGTTTTGGTGAGCAGATCCAAGCTGCCATCGCCGCACAGATCAGCGCCGAGATCGCCGCTACGCGCCCGAAGGTGTCGCAGGCAGAAATAGCAAAGCGCGCCGGTATCTCTACCAGCGCGCTCAGCAGGTACCTCAAGGATCCCGAAGACGAGATGGCCCGCGACATCCCTCTGCCCGTCTTCGCGGACCTCGCCCAGGCTCTCGGGCTGTCCCCCCGGGAGCTCTACGACCGGGCCATGCGGCGTCTAGGCGGGAATGACGTCTCTTAGTGGTATGCCCCTTGCCTTGGCGATCTCGGCCAGCTCCCGCACGCTGAGCCTTCGCCTCATTGCTTCAGCCCAGAGTGCCGACGCCGCCCGTACCAATTCCTCTTGACGCTCCATGTGACGTATCTCACCCCAGTTGTAAAGTGCCTTTACTTGTCCCGTTGTCGTAAGCAACGAGATCAATCATGCACAGGGCATCCGACTTTCTGGGAGCGAGCTGGGAAAGATGGGCCTTTATGCCCGGTCAGACAGGTCTGTCTATTCGTCCGCAGGGTGTTCTTGACTTGACTCCAGCGCCTTCTGTTCCGAACCCGCGAGTAGGGCACTAGTCTTCTCCATTGCCTCCCGTAGCCGCTTCCGCTGCGTCTCCGAGCGCGTCCGGTAGGCGCGGCTCATGGCCCGGGACGAGTGGCCGAGGATCAACGGGATGAGGTCTTCCGGGACGCCCGCGAGGTAGAGCAGGTCCGCCATGGTGTGCCGCGACCCGTGGAGGTTGACATCCTCCGGGAGTCCGGCGCCGGTCAGTACGGACTTCCAGCGCTTCGATGCGCGGTCGGGATCCCATGGCCGCCCGTCACCGAACTCGCTGAACACGAGTCCTTCCGTGCGGCCGGCCATAGCGAGAGCCAGGAATGACCGCAGCGGTTCGACGTTCGGGATGACACGCCAGCCAGCGCTCGACTTCGGGCGGGTCAGGTAGAGGGTGCCACGAAGGTGCCGGTACTCGAAGTCGTCCGGGGCGCTCTTGATGTCCTTGATGCGCTGGAGCTGCCACGAGAAGTCGATGTCATCCGTGACGCGCTCGCATTCGAGGCCGATGACCTCGCCGCGCCTTCCGCCGGTCAGGAGGTAGGTCGCCCACAGCGGGCCGTCTTCGATCGTGCCGAGGTGAGCTAGGAGCGTGATCGCCTCATCGAGCTCGAGTGCCTTCTGCTCGGTGTTGCGCTTGCGTGGCCGGTCAACGAGTTCACACGGGTTGCGGCGCAGCTTCTTCTCCTTGACGGCCTGCTCCAGTGCCGACGAGAGCACGTTGTGGGCTAGTAGCACATACGTGCTGGAAAGTAGCGGCAGGTCGTCGGGCCATTCGGAGCGCGGCACGTCTGCGTACTTCTCGCGATCCTTCTTGTTCTTCGGCGTGGCCCTCATAGTGGCGTGGAGCTTGCGGACGTGATCGGGGCCGAGCTTGTCCAGCTTCGCCTTCCCGATCGTCGGGATGATGTAGGAGTCGATGACCGTCCGGTAGCCCTCCATCGTCTTTGGCCGCACCTCCTTGGGTGCGATGTCATCACGCCAGGTTGTCATCCATTCCCCGAGGGTGGATGAGTGGCTGATGAGGTCGCCGTGTTCCGCGAGCTCGGCTTTGAGCCTGCGCATCTCCGCGACGAGCTTGCCGCGGTCCTTTCGGCGGATGACCTTTCGGACCTGTTTCTCCCCATCCCACCCGAGCGTCAGTGCCGCAGCCCATAGGCCGTCCTTCTGTCGGTAGATCGAGCCGTCACCGTTGGCCTTCTTCTCACCGGTTGCCACGGCACGCCTTGCGCACGCGTCGGACATCGGATGGGTGCCAGTACTCGCGGTTGCCCGTCGAGCGCACCGTGACCAGTACGCCCCGCCCGCTGACACTCCTGACTTCCCCGAGAGCCTTGCCTGTCCCCGTCATGCCGACGAGGCGCACGAGGTCGCCTCGCTCCAGTTGAGTCGCCTTATCCATCCCCAATCCCCTCTCGATTCGTAGGTGTAGCTACCAGTGTAGCTACGACAGGTCTTGACTGGACAAGTCCATTCGGCATCGCATTTCCCCGATCCGCATGATTCCGGGCCATCCGGGGATGTTGCATGCCCTGATTATACCGAAACGCACGACTCATAATCGTGAGGTCGGGGGATCGAGTCCCCCCACCGCTACGGTAGGAAGCCCCGGGGAACCGGGGCTTTCGCCGTTTCTGGACTAGCTGGACGGTAGGCCAAGTGTAGCTACGACTGTAGCTACTCGCCAGCGAAAGACATCCCCCGCCAAACCGTGACCACGAGTGACTGAGCGGCATCGACTGACCACACAAAAGAACCGCCCCCGGTTCTCAGAGCCGGGGGCGGTGGGGGACTGATGGGGGATCAGTGGGTCAAGGGTAGCTCAGCCCCCCGACAGTCTTCGGGAGACGCGCTGGAATTGTTCGCGCTTGGCGGTGTAGTACTCGTGGTCGCCGGCTCGGCGGACGTTTTCGGCGGGCACCCAGCATTGCTGGTAGTCGGCGTGGTCGTCGTGCCAGTGGATGTGGACGCGGTGGTGGGTCCAGGATCCTGTTCCGGCGGGGAAGGTGATGCCGTCGAGGGTGACGATGATCTTGTGTTCGGAGCCGTAGGGCGTGTTCGTTGGCTTCTCGTCCGGGCCGGGGTCGTCGTAGTGGTGGGTTGCACCGTCGTGGAACCACTGCATGGTCTGAGTGTGCCAGACACGAAAAGGCGGCCCCCACCCTCGCAATGGAGGATGGGGGCCAGTTAGGATGCTCGACATGTTCATGCGGATTAGGGCGTTCCTTGCACGCCGCAAGATCCCCCGTTGTTCATACTGTGGGCTCATGATCGACGCGAAGCCGGCATTCGTTGGCTATTACGTCTGCAACGATCCCGACTGCCGTGAGTTGGCCGAGTTGGAGTCTCACGTCTAGCGGGGGAGAAGGAACCCCGCGAGCGCGTCGGCCCACGCCTGCATGCCAGCATCGTTGGGATGGATCTTGTCAGGGTCAACAAGCGCCGTGCCAGCCGTGAATGGGCCGGGGCCGAAAGCGCGCTTCCCCATGTCGAACACCGCGACGTTGTTCGGGTCGGCGGCCGCTATGTCGTATGCCACCTTCACATAGTTCGCCCACGGCTCCACCGTCGAACCGCTGGTGATGTCCCGCTGGAACTCCAGGTTGAAGATGAACGAAGGCGTTGTCGTGCACTTCGCTTTGATGTTGGCGATGAGCGTCTGAAGGTTCGTCTTGCTCGTTGCGCTCGGCATCCCGTAATACCAGTCGTTACAGAGGGTGCCGAAGATAATGAGCGACGGCTGAACGGTGGCGACATTATCCGTCCATGCCGGGTTCGCGGTGTCCACAAAGTAGCTGCTCTGCTGGGATGACTTCGACCCGTTCCAGACTCGGATGCCCTTGGACTCGTCACCGTTGTAGATCATGAACCCGTTGACGAATACTGTCCCGCCCGATGACCAGCCCACTTCGACGGTATGGGAGCCTGCAGTGAGTCCGCGGACTTGGATACGCTGCCCATCGAGCGTGTTGTATGTCCCGAAGCCGCCTGAGGAATTCAAGGTTGAGAACGTCGTGGACGCCCCGCCGTCGATCTTGTAGTAGCCGGTGCCGCCAGCGTTGAACTTGGCATAGAAGATGTCCACGCCGGTTCCCGTGAAGGTGAGGACGCGCTTGTTTCCCGCCGCCGTCCCGGTCCATGACTTCCTGCCTAGGCCAACGCCCGAGTTGATCACCTGAGTGCCACCAGTGTCCACCAGCGGATCATCAGTGAAGTACGACACGAACGGCTTCGTGTAGTACCCGTAGCCGCCCGTGATACCGGATGGCTGGAAGCGCTGGCGGAGGTTCGCTGCCAAGCGTTGAAGGATCGTGTTGTTGACGGAGGTTGCGTGGACCCCCTCGAAGTACGAATGCCCGACAGCCATGATGTCCACAGGGTTCGTGTTGCGCTGCGCCAGTGCGGTGTGGAATGCGGCGAGGGGCTTCGGCGGCGTAGCTGGGCTATAGGCAAGATCCAGTGTCGCCTGTACGGAGGCTTGGTACCCCAGCGAGATCCACGCGGTGACGCCATCCCCGATCTTCCGCTTCCCCGTGTCCGTCTCATAACCGGGCTCACCGAGTGCAAGGACGGGGTTGGCCGCGGTCCAGTTGGCGGCGGTGTCTCGTCGGTACTGGATGCGGTTAGCCATTGGCGTTGCCTCCGTCGAAGTTGTAGGAGCTTGTGAACGTGGATGAGGCGTTGCCGCCGTCGAGGGTGCCGCCTAGGAGGCCGGCCGCGTAGGAAGCTGCGGATGCGGCACTGGCGGCGGCTGCGGCTGCTGAGTCACTCGCAGCCTGCGCCTCGTCCAGCAGCGCATCGAATGATGTTCCGAGAAGTGCGGTGAGGTTCGCGCCAACGAGCTTCACCTGCGCCGAGGTGGTCTTGAAGGGCGGGAGGAAAGCGTCAGCACTCGACGTGAGCGGATTGGGAAGGGGGAGCCCGTTCAGGTCCGTCAGGGCGAGCAGGGTCGTATTGCTTGCGTCGTCGGCGTCGTACACCGCCACCGAGGCATTGGGTGCCCGCTGGAACGACACAGGGTCAGCAACTATCTGCGAATCGAACTTGTAGGCCACTTGGGGCTCCCCCTCAGGTTAGTTGTTGGGTGTCGCGCCGAGGCCGATGCGCGTCAGGAACGAGTTCACGGCGGGTACGGCCATGAGCCGGGTGATGCCCGCGCAGATCGCCAGAGCAGTCGCGCCCCAGCCCGTCGCGGCCGCAGCGTCATGCCCCGTCGCCGCAGCCCACAGCACCGGGGCCAACGGTGCCACGCCGATCACGAACGCCAGCGCCGTCCGCGCAGTCGCACGCCACGGGTACGCCGACTGGGTTGGCTGGGATGCGAGATGGTCAGCCATTGGAAGCGCCAATCGTGAGCGACGTGCTCTTGAGCTTGCTCAGGAACTCGTCATAGGCGGCCTGCGCCACCTGTGCCGCATCCTGCGGCTGCGCGGCCTTCACCGCATCCACGATCGCCTTCGCCGCACCCGAGACGGCGTTCACAGTCTGGATGAACCGGAAGTCGGCACCACCGACCAGCGCGGCCACCGTCGTCGGCTGGCCCGTGTCCTTCCCCGTCTGCGGGTCGAGGTACGGGAGCGGGCGAGTGTGGACGCGCCTGGCAATCTCCTCGAGCACATCATCTGATTTGAGTGCCGCCTTGAGGTCATCAATGCTTGCCATGATGTCTTCCTCCTGCTGTGGGATCGGGGTCACGTTGCTTGATTGGGGGGAAACGGCGGCGTCGGCGGAAACCTTGGGGCGAAGCCAACCCGAGCATGGGCCTGTGCCGTAGTTCGTGTATGCGAGGCGGCCGGCGAACATGGGCACTTGCAAGAACCCGTCCTGCTGGATCACGTCCACGCCGTTCGCGTCCGCGTCAACCACGACAGCGATGTGCCCGTACGGGTTCACGCCATTCGCTGCCGTCCCGGACCAGATGATGATGTCCCCGCGCTGCGGGATCTGGCCTTCGTCCTCCGAGTCATTCAGGGTCCGGTCGAAGTAGTCCGGGTTGAACGTGTAGAGCATGTCCTTCGCGTTGCCGGCCCCCGGCCAACCGTTCTTCCACCCGACGCCGAAGATGTGCTCGAAGTAGTCCTTCGCCGTGTCCACGCACTGGAGTCCGCCAACCCCATCGGGGTCAGTGGCGCGGCCCATCGCCGTGGCGATCCACGCCTCTTGCGCTGCGTTCGTCATGGTCGCCTCAGATCTGCGGGTCTGCGAGGTCGGGGCGCGCCTCAGGGTGCTCGATGCGCCAGTAGTAGAGCTGCTTCGAGATGATCGTGTACAGGTTCCACGCGATCGCCGCCGCCACCAGCCCCAGAACCGTGTCCTTCGCCCACACCGGCTGATGGCCGACCAGCCCCTCCACAAGGAAGAACCCCGCCAACAGCGCAAGGGAGCAGAACAGGATGAAATACGCCCTGCCGGCACGGGACCGCCACCACGGGGACACAATCGTGTACCCGCCGAGGACAGCCACCGTCAGGGTGAAGATGATGAAAATCAGGATGCCCGTCATGGCTTCCCACCTCCGAAAGTCCACTCGAGGCCTTGGCCGAAATGATTCCTCTCGCGTATCTGCGCGAGCTTCTCCACGACCGACACCGCGTCGTCGTGCTGCATGTGCGCGTGCTTGAGCTGAAGCTCCGACTGGACCTTCGCCCGCAACGCCTCCATCTGGTCAGGGGTCGGCTTCCTGCGCTTCCGCCGCGGCCACATCATTTGTCCACCCCGGCCTTCGCCTGGATCTCGCCCATGACCTTCGTGACCGTCGCCGCGATCTCCTTCGTCAGGATGTTGATCGTCTCGGCCTGCTTGTCGATCGTGGCGTCCTTCTTCTCCCCGGACTCGCGCAGGATCTCCGTCGCCTTCTGCGCGTCCCGAACCCGCCCGATAGGGACGATCCGCTCGAAGTACAGCAGCAGCACCAGAAGGATGTAGAGCCCGACCGGGGTGACCGTCTCGAACGACGGGACCGGGAAGCCGTTGACTGTGGTCATGCGCAAGTCCAATGGGCCGTCCCGGACAGCTTCGTGGGCGCGGCCATGTTGACGCTGCCCGTCAGCCCCGCGGCCTCGACGTTGCCCGATGTGCGGAACTTCAGCAGAACCCCGCCCGTGCCGTTGAACTCGTAGCAGCCCACAGTGGTGATGTCATCGTTCGGACGCCAGCCAGCGGGGATCAGGGCCGCGAGGATGACCAGCCACGCACCCTGTGACACGATGAAGCCGCCGCCGCCGTTGCGGGCCACAAGGAACCCGCACGAGACCGTCTTGACCCCGTTCATGTCCGTGAACCGGGTCAGGGTCACGTTGTAGTTCCATGTGGAGTCCGTGGTGGAAGCCGAGTACCGCTCGATCTGCCCGGACTGAAACCATGTCGGCACGTCGTTGTCGCCCAGACGGTACTGCCAGACCGCCGAGCCGATGGCCACCGTCGCCCCCACCCGTGCAAGGTAGGTCCGGGCAAGGTCATCCTTCGCCACCATGCCGCCATTGCCCGCCCAGGCGCGGAGATCCACGATGGCAATCGGCTGCGTCTGGCCGCCCTGCCACTGCACCAACGCCAACGGCTGGTCATCGGTGACGCCGGGGGTGTTTGCCCGGGGCGGGATCTGCTTCGTGGACGTGCCAGTGATCTTGCTGCCCGTCGTCGCGCCGCCCGGGGGAGTCCAGTCGCGGTGCATCATGATCAGATCCCAGCGGGTCACCGAGGGATCCGAGCCGATCGCGTCACAGGTCACCGTGATCACAGCATCGGTCGTGTCCATCACGCCTTGGCCCCAGCCGGTGCCGATCGCAATATTCACGGCCTGCGGGGTAGACGGATGCGCGGTGACCTTCCAGTCGCCGGCACCCTTCACGCCATACTCGGCCGAACCCGCGCTCGGGACGAGCTTCGCCCACTGGGCTTCATCAACGGTTCCGTCATAGCCGATTGAAACAACAGCCATGGGCTATCTCCTGTTCTGGTTGATGGAAGCGCGCAGCCTCTCGAGGAACCTTGCGAGAACGCGGTCCGCGGTCGGGTTGATAGCCCCGATGACTGGGGTCTGCGTCTCCCCCTGATCGCGAGAGTAGGCAAGGGTGCATTCACGCAGCACGTCGGTGCGCGTGACGCCGCCGATGTTCACCGTCACCTGATCTCCGACTCGAACCCCAGCCTCGCCGTACTGGAACTGGCCAGTCTGGGAGAGGGTCACCGAGAGGCCGGACAGCGGGGCGCCCTTGGCGACGTCCTGCTGTGCGGCTCCCGTCAGATCGGCCGAGGCTGTCGCCGACGTCGCATCAACGAACGTCTCAACGATGTCGCCGTAGTCGGCCTCGAGCGTACTGTCCACATAGGAGGCGAATGCGCGAGCCGTCCCGTCGCCCTGTCCTCCCGCAATGCCCCGCGTCGATGTTGGGATGCCATCCGAGTACGACCAGGCGGTGATCGTGCCACCCTTCTCCGAGAGTGTGTGAGGGTAGACGCGGGGCTCGTAGACGTCGAGCATGAGCCCCGAACCCGATTGCTGGACGCTGACGCCGATGCCAGCGGCGTCGATCGCTGGGAGCAGCTTCTCGGCGAGGGACTGCATGCGCATCGCCACGCCGCCCGGGATGATTGCCCCACGCCCGAGGTCCGTCGCCACAGTCACCGGCATCCCGAGACGGTTCACGATGTTCGCCGTCACATATGCCTTCAGGACTGTCTCAGCGGCACCCGTGCGCGTGTCGTACTCCGAGGCCGTCTGGTTCGTGATCGGCGAGCTCGGAACAGGCCAGCCCTGCGCATTCGACAGGATCCGGACATCATCGGCGAACTGGAACGTCGTCGTCGCGACCTTCTCTGGCCCATTCCCACTGACCAGGGTCACCTTTCCCGACATGAGGAATTCCCACGACTCACCCGGAGGCTTGTGGTGGACGACAACCCTCGCACCCTTCGCTGAGAGTGCCGGCGCCATGCGGTGATCTGCATCGATAGTCAGTGAACCCGTACCCTGCTGATTGTGTCGGGGGACCACGGTCAGTGAGGTTGGGTTTCCGACATATCCCTGAAAGGCGAACGCCTTGTCGTAGACAGTCACCCGGTAGGGGCTTGTCATTCGAACCTCCTACCAGGCGCGGTAATAGCGGGGAGTGAAGGCGGCCTCCACATATCCCGTCCCGGCCAATGCGAGGGAGAGTGACACATTCTCGCCGGGTGGGAGCGGGACGAATTCAGAAGAGGTCAATTGCGCCGTGACGTCTGCCCCGTTGAGGAACGCCGCCTGCACGCTCGGGTCGGTGTTTATCTCGAGCGTGTCACCCAATGCGCCGGTTATCGGCGCAACCACAGTTGAGCCATCCACGCCGACTGTCACCGATGTGAAAGGCCCATGGACCGTCCATGTCAGGTAGGCGTCAACGTCACCGGGATTCGACAGGGTTGCCGATTCAAGCGCGTTCGCCGAAGAGATATTGAAACTCGGGGCCTTCGATGGCCCATTGAAGAAATCGGAACTGGAACCCGCCGCCCAAGAGCGACGGATCTCATCACCTGACCAGAACGGATCGTCGGCGGTGAGCGTCACCCCGTAATGCGCCCACCCGTAGAGGGTGGGCATGAGGTTCCATACCGTATCGCCGTCATCCTTGAGCCGCAGCGTCAGGCTTCGACGGCTCCCGTCCGGAAGTGTCACAGCCCATACACCCGTCTGCTGCGGGTCGAGCGTGCGCCAGAACGCTCGGTCGAGATCAACCCACTCAGCCGCCCCCGCGTCATGCCAGACCTTCAGCGGCCAGAACACCTCGCGGGAGTCGGCGACGGCACCCCGCCATCGTGCACCGGCCACCGCGGGCGACTGGGAACGCCACTGCTGCATGGGCGGCATCCCAAACCCGCGTGCGCCGGCCATGAGCCGCACGCCACTGGACCGGCTGCTCATATCCCAAGCCGAGCCATCCCAGCCCGTCCATGACAGGGGCATGGCGTTCCATACCGGGCCGGGGGAGATCGGCGGGACGTACGGTGCGCCATAGACAACGCCAGCCATCAGCTAAACACCCCCATCACTGCCAGCGCATCCTTCTTTCGTGACTCAGACACGCGAACGAACTCATTGGGATCAGCGACCGTCAGGTGCTCGATGTGCGTTGAGGCATCGATCGACTTCCCGGCGGACTGAGCCTGAGCCTGCATGAACATGGGTGCCGCCTGATACGCCGGCGCTGGCTGCTGGAACTGGCCCGCCCGGATCTGCTCGAACATCGGCACGCCGTACTGCTTCACGCGGGCGGCGGGTATCACATACTCGCCCTTGGATAGGCGGGCATCGATGGAGTCTGAAGTTCCGCCGCCTGGCCCATCGAGCAGCCCGCCAAACGGGTAACCGCCAGCAGTGCCACCAGATGCGAACCCAATCGGGCCACCAGTCGCCTCGAACACCGTCTTGCCCTGACGGGCCGCACCCTGCGCAGTCGCATAGGTTGCCGGGTCAAGTGCGGCCGAGTTGCTGACCGAGATCTCAACGGGCACCCGCACCACGAAGCCGTTGAGGTTCTGCGCGGCGGTCTGAAGCCCGTTGAGCTTCATCATCGAGTCGGCGTAGTTCTGAATCGCCGTATCGATCGGTACGTTCTTCGGGATGCCGAGAACCGAGCGGGCCATGTCATCGGCCTTCTCGCCCGTGATCCCGAACGCCTTATAGTTGGCGAGCAGGTCATCATAGGTGGTCTGAAGGTTCTTCGACAACTCATCCTGTGACGCACCGTTCTTGGCGTTCACTTCGATGAGGTTCAGACCAGCGGACGCGACATCGTCCAACGCTTTCTGATTGGCGCGGCCCTTCTCCGTGTGGAGGTCAAGCGACGTGCCATTCTTCTTGATCGAGGCGTCAACCGCGTCAAGGGAGGCGAGGTAATCCGAGAGGGCCTGAGTGGCGCTGATCTGCGTCAGGCCAGCCGCCTCGAACCCCTTCACCAGCTTCGAGAGGGACTCAACGGTCCCATCCGCCGAGAGGCCGATGTCGGCGAGAGCCTTCTGGACTTCCTTCGAAACGACCTGGATATTCCCAGCCGAATCAACATAGGAGCCAGTCGCGTCGGTAGCCGCGGCAAGTTGGGGCGGGATCTTGCCCATCGCGAGATTCAGCAGATCCTGAGCTGACAGCGACACGCCCGCCTGGTTCGCCATCTCCTCAAGCGCGCTCTTGTAGCCAGGGAGGACATCGAGTGCGTCCTGGGCGCTCTTGCCGTTCTTCTGGAACGCATCGGAGATCTTATTGAATGTCGTCGCGGCCGTCTGGAGATTCCCGCTCGTGGTGAGGTTGCCCATCGCATCGCCGATGGACTTGAACCTATCCGTCACCTGGCCGAGATCGGACTTCGCACCACCCGTGAATGACTGGATCCCGTCAGCGATATTCTGAAGCACCGCCGGGACATGGGGGTCTGCGAGCTCATGCACAGCGTCATTGAGGTTATGAATGTGATCAGCGGGGCCGCTCCCAAAGCTGGAATCCCACTTCTGGAACATCGTGTCAACGGAAGACGTTTTGCCGGTCTTATTCAGGTCGATGATTGCCTGAGTCATATCCTCAACCGAGGATGTCTGCTTGGCTGTGAAGACATTCGAGATCGCGCTGACGGCAGCAAAGCCAATAGCCACGAGCCCAGCAGCCTTGGCGATGTTCCCAAGCACCCCGGGGATCTTCGACCCATCAGCGGCCAGCGTCCGGAATCCGTTCACCGTATCGAGGATCTTCGGAGTGACTGTGAGGAACGTGCCGGCGACGAGCGCCCCAACGCCTACTACGGCCATGAATCCGAGCGCGGCACCCTTGACGGGTTCGGGAAGCGCATCGAACTGATTGATAAGACCAGTCACGCTCTGGATTATTGGGCGCAGGAACCCGTCAGCCGTTGACCCCATCTGGATCATCCCGTTTTCCCATGCGGCCTGAAGCTTCTTCATGTCGCCGTTGAGGGAATCCATCTTGCCGGCAGCCTGCTTCGCCGCGAACCCGGAGTCGTTGACAGCATCAATCCAGCCCTGCACACCCTCAGCGCCAGCCTGATAGAGGATGTTCGCGCCAACGATGGAGCGGGCGCCGAAGATGTGCGCCATCATCGCGTTCCGCTCAGCCTCGGACAGGTTCTGCATCTTGTCGTGCAATTGGCCCGCGAGCGACACGATGCCCGTGAACTTGCCCTGAGAGTTGTAGACCTCAATGCCTAACTGCTGCATATCCCCGGCAGCCTGCTTGGACGGCGCGGCGAGCTTCAGGAGCATCTGACGGAGGTCTGTGCCTGCCGCCTCACCCATAAGGCCGTTCTGGGCGAACAAAGCGAGCGTGCCGACCGTATCCTCAATGGACATATCGAACTGGTGCGCGACGAGGCCACCGGACTTGAGTGCCCACCCGAGCTCGGACACACCACCGAGGGCCTTGTCCGCGCCAGCCGCGAGAAGGTCGGCGACGTGCGGGATGTCCTTGCCGGCAAGCCCGAACTGCGTCATGGCGATGGTTGCGATCTCCGTCGCATCAGCCACATCGATCTGGCCTGCCGCCGCGAGAGTGAGAGCGCCCGACAAGGCGCCGCCGAGGATGTCCTTGACTGAGATGCCGGCCTTGACGAGTTCGATCTCCGCGTCAGCGACATCGCTCGCCGAGTAACCGATCTGCTGGCCCATATGAAGCGCAGCTTCGGTCAGAGAAGCCATATCAGACGCGCCAGCATGCGACAGGGATGAAACCTGGGCCATCCGCGAATCGAAGTCAGCGAACGTCTTGATCGCAAGCCCGACCCCGGCAACGGCCGCCGCACCGAACCCGAGCAGGGCCGTGCCCGCAGCGCTCCACGCCTCACGGTGCTGGGTCGCCGAAGTGGTCAACCGACCAAGCGATGTCCCGCCGTTCTCCGAAAATCGGGCAAGATCCTGCTCGGCATCCTTCGTTGACCTCGATGCTGCAGCCATCGCCGCTTGGAACCCGGAAACTTCAGCCTTGAGCCGGACAACAATGCTGCGGTCTGCCATTCGGCACCTCCGGGCTATTCAGATTTATCTAAACGAGTGACATACTCGGGCGATGAGTCAGAGCCAGAAAAAGCCCGGTGACACCCTCATTGGGTTCGGGGTAGCCCTCGTGATCGTCGGCGTAATCTTCTTCTTCATCGCCGGAATGGCCGGATCGCCCGTATCGTGGGTCGCATTGATCGCCGGTCTAGCCCTATTCGGGGGTGGGATTCTCCAGCGACGCACGTCCGCCACTGGAAGGTAGCGGGTCGTCCGCCTCCCGCGTGTAAACGGCACCCAACCGCTCGCCGGGGGCGGGCTTGTAGTCCGTCTGGTTCCGATGCGCGTCGATCGCGGCCGCGGCATAGCATGTCGCCTCATGCACGTCGAAGTATCCGTCGTTCTCAGGATGGTGGCAGATGTGAACCGGGTAGCCGCACGAGCACATTCCCGCCTCGTACTGCGTGAACGCCACGGCTAGCTTCCGGTCCTTCTCCGTCCATGAACCATTGCCACCAAGGAACATACTCGGCGGCTGGCGGTAATCCCGGGCCGTCCTCAGGAGGTTGACTACGCCTGGCCACTTTCCTGACCAGAGGACTTCCGCGAGAAAGGGACGGTTACCTCAGGCGCTTTCAGGGTCGCGAGGTTGTGCGCGTTCGCAATCATGCCCATCTGAACCGAACCGATCGCCTTCTCGAGCTTCCCGAGCTGGTCGAAGGTCAGCTTCGGGGACACGAGCGCCGCAGCGACACGACGCCGGCCACTCTCGGCCTGGTTGTCACCAGCGGCCTTCGACTCCGCGTCAACCGCTGCGATCTCGTCGCTCGTGAGGCCCTTCACTCGGATCAGCAGGCCCGAGGCGTGGAACTCCTGCGCCTTCGCCAGATACTCGGCCTCGAGCGCACTCGGGGAATCCGTGAGCGACTGGTCCTCCTCGGGGATCCTCTGGAGTTCTTCGATGCGACGCTCGAGGTCATCCAGATCGGCGAGCAGGTCAGCCCGCTTGTAAACGGTCACAGAACGCTCGGGCCGCTTCGCATCAGACAGCCACGCATCGAGGTCGAAATCCTCGGGGGCTTCCAGTGGTGCGGTCTCTTCAGGCTGGGTTGTCAATTCTTCACTCCACAGACTCGGGTCACAGACTCGGGGGGTGTAGGGCGGGCAGGGGGAGTCTGTGGGCACCCCTGCCCGCCCGGTCTGGGTCAGGCTGTGACCGAAACCCGGTTCCACACTTCCTGTACATGGAAGGGCTGGCCGAACTTCAGGTACGACGCATAGTCCTTCGGCGGCTGGTTGTCGTCCGTGATCACCTCGTAGACGTCAACGACGTCGCCAGCCGCGAAGGGCTGCCCGGAGGGTGGGCCGACGCGCTCAACGAGCCAGACCCGCACTCCCTTGCCAGTGAAGGTCGTCCACGCTTTGTCAGCCGCCGTATCGCTCTTGCCATCCGTGTCGAGATAGCGGAAGAACGACATGGTTGCGTCGTAGTTCGACGCTCCCGGGACGCTCGCGTTCAGCTTGTCTGCAAGCGAGGGCTCATTGACCTTGTCAGCGCCCGTCGCGCCCAGCTTGTAGTCGGACTTCATGATCGCCTCGGACAGGTCCGTGCAATTCGTGCTCGTCAGATCCGTGGCGAGCGAGAGAGCGCCAGGCGTTGCGGGCGCTACGGTGAGCACGGCGCACTTCACGGCGCCGATAGCAAGTGACTTTGGCATTTGTCACGCCTCCTGTGTATTCGGTTCAGGTGTTGGAGCCGGCGCCGATGGTGACCCCGGCTCGGTTTCCGGAGGCGTGACCGCCGCCGGGACTTGTGGGGGAGTGGCTGACAGGTTCGGGTTGACGTCATCCCGGATCCACGATTCGGGGACCTGATCGGGAAGCTTCTCGCCCGTATCCTTCCGCCATGCGTCGATGAGTTTCATGAGCACTCCTGTGGGGGGTCAGGCTGGATCGCTGGTGAGGTCGTACTGGTCCACCGCGTAGAACGGGTGGCCGTAGCCAGTCACGGACACGGACGTGTCGGCTTGGATCGGCATCTGCGGGGACTGCATGAGCGGTCCCACCGATCTTCCGGCAACGACCGGACGCTTGCGATTCAGGGCGGCGCGGACGATCTTCACCATGACCGCCGCCGAGTCGAACGTCAGGCCCGCAATGGTCGCGTAGACCTTCAGCGTCAGCGTCGTAGGATCATCAGAGAGAGACTCGGTATCCTCGGTGCCCGTGTCGCCCCAGATCACCACGTACGGGTAGCTGGGACTATCCGGAACCACACCCGCATAGACCTTCGCCGAGGATGGGAGTAATGCCCGCACCGCCGTGAAGTGCGCCGCGATGTCCGCGCTCACAGCAGGCCGTCCAGGGTCGCCTCAAGTGCCTGTTCGAACCCCGGAGCCTCATCCTCAAGCGCCGACTGCGGATTTCGTACTGTGCCGCCACCCGGACGTGACGAGCCGAAGATCGCGATGCCCGCCAAAGCCGCCGCGGGACCCGCCGACTTGTCGTAGCCAATCTCTGCCTCAATCGAGGCATCGCCTGCGAACTCGAACGTATTCACGTCGAAGGTGATCGCCTGCGCGATCTGTTTGAAGTGCCTGGACTGCCTTGCGTCGGCCTGCATCGCCTTCTTGATGTTCTGCGCCGACTTCTTCAGCACTGCCGGGATCTTCTTCACTGTGCGCGGTGCGCCCCCGATCAGATCAGCCGAAAGCTGCGCGAGGCCGCTCGTGTCAGTGGTGATCTCATACGTCATGCCACCAACTCCTCCACACCTAGCCGACGAGCCGTGCTCATCGACTTGTTCATAAGGCCCACCACGCGGTATGCCCGATTCAGGAGATCCGCGTCGTATGTCGCGGCGTCGAGTGTGATCTCGTCATTCACGCGGACGCCCGTAGCCGAGATGGGGATATCCACCTCGTACCGTTGGCTGATGAACTGGTGCTCGCCGCCCGCCTTGAGCAGTTCGCGGTTCGTGAAGGTCTGCACCTTGCACTTGCCTGCGTAGACCACCTCATAGGCCGGTGTGATCACGCCAGTATCCGGATCCATTGCGGTCCCGGTCTGGCGCCGTATCGTGCACGAGTCAACCATCAGCGACTCAGCCAGTCGGCGCCCGCGATACAGGACTGGTCCAACACTCAAACCATCCTCACCACCTGAGCGCCGTTGCCGAACTGGGCAGAAAGCCAGTTCTTCGTACGCGAGGGCAGCGTCATCGGCGTGACCGCCTCAACGTCGATGCCAGTCGCGTAGGCCTCCTTGAAATCATCCACGGCCACAGATGCAAAGCGGCCGTTGTTCAAGCCGAGGTCACCAGAGCGGTATGCGTCGAGCCCAGCAATGACCATGGACACCACGAGCTCCGCGACATCGTCCGGGCAGGCAGCGAGGCCGTGCGTGTAGGTCACAGAAACAATCTGTGGCCCCTCGAGGCCCGGGACATCGGACGCACCCCAGCCGTCGCGCCGGTAAAGGCCCGAAGTGACGAGCTTCCAGTCGGTGATGGCCGAACCATTATCGATGGACGTCACGGACTGGACCGACTGGATTGGCAGGCCGGGGAGGCGGAGCAACTGGCCGTCGAAAGCGGCCAGCTGCACCGTTGACGTCGCCTGGATGATCGGCGCCCCCGCAGCGCGGATCACAGCAGCTGACGCCGAACGGATGAGGCGGCCGACGACGGCCGCCTCATCCTCCGCGACGACCACGCCGTAATCCGTCAGATCGGAAGTGCTGATCAGATCGGCCACGAGTTACCCCTTCGAGCCCTTGCCGGAATCAGACTCAGTCTCAGCGGGCGTGGTGACAGGCTCATCGACCTGATTGCCGTCCACATCGACCCAGACAGCGTGCCCGCCGTTGACGAGGCCTGAGGCGATCTGCTCATGCGCATCGAACACGACGCCATTGGCGCCCTTCACGAGTGCCATTACGCAGCCGTCACAGACACGATGCCGGTCGGGCGAAGCGCCTTGGCACCATAGACGTGCAGACCACGGATGCGGTCCGCGAACGAGTTCTGATCGCGCATCGACTCGACCTCCTGCACCTGAGACACGAACGCGAGCGCCGACTTGTGGAAGGCGATGAACTGCGGCTTGGCCGTAGTCTGCATGTTCTCGGTCGTGTAGGTGTCGAAGCCGAGCAACCGGCCGATCGTGGCATTGCGGAGGCCAGCGGTGTCTCCAGCGGTCTGCGAGCTCATGAGCTTCGCGTCGTTCGCGTCGAGCAGGGCCTCAAACTCGGCGTTCATGACGAGCACGCGATCACCACCGGGCACGAGAGCCTTATTCAGAGCCTTACGGGCATCACGGATGGAATTCCATGCGCTCGTGGCGTCAGTGGGGTTCGTACCCGGCGTGACGACGGTCGAGGAGCTGAATGCGAGGTTCGCGAGGAACAGGTCAGCGTCGTTCGTCAGGCCGTACGCGGCAGAACCCGTGTACTCGCCGAACGAACCGGCAGCCTGAACCTTGTCGATGTCATCGACCTTGAAGTCGAAGGACTTCTCCTGGTTCACGAGCAGCGATTGAGTGGTGTCCGAGATCGCATCCGGCGACGTGGTGCGACCAGCGGCCTTGTAGTCATGGACCGTGATCTCAGTCAGGCCCGTGATGTTGATCTGGTTGCCCGAGGAAAGATCACCCTCGTATTCGCGGTTGCAGAGAGCAGCCCAGACAGCGGTGTGGCGGAAGCCGATGAGCAGCTTCGAAGACCACAGCTGTGGGATGAAGTTGAGAGTCGTCACAGCGACTGTCCTTTCAGTTGGTCACACATAAGGGGAGTGATCACAGGCCCTTCTTGAGACGGTCGAGCCGCCCTTCCGCCTCCGCTTTGACGATGGCTTCGGGGGTCATCCGATTCAGATCGGCCTGCGTGAGTTGTCCGGCTGGGGCCTGCTTGCCACGCCCGCTGTCGAACTGCCTCGTTCCGCCTTGCGCGGCCAGCGAGGGGTACTGCGTGAGGAGGTCCGTGATCGCGTCGGCGACAGCCTCCGCATCGACATCGCCATTCGCGTCAACTGTGATCGCGGACGAGTCGATGAGCTTCTGAGCCAACTCTGGGTTGGCGAACTTTCCTGCTGCCGCAGCCTTGATCTCGGCGTTGATCAGCTTTTGATTGGCCTTCGCAGTCGCCTCTTCGCGGGCCTCCTGCTTGGCCTTCTCGATGGCCTGCTCATCGGCCGGCTTGTTCGCGAGAGCCGCAGCATCCTTGAGCTTCTGGAGCTCGGCGGCTGCGGAAGCCTTCTCGGCCTTCGCCGCCTTGAGTTGCGCCTTCATTGCATCGAGGGCTTTCTTGCCGGCATCACCAAGGGCCTCCTGGCCCTCAATATGCTCGCCACCCTCGCCGCCTTCAGCGCCACCCTCGGACGAGCCATCGCCGCCCTCGGTTCCAGACCCCTCGGAGCCTTCCCCGCCCGCGACGCCCTCGGTGCCGCCAGCGCCGCCGTCGCCCTCGAGGAAGCGAACATAGTTGAACTTCGGGTCGAGCTTGTGCGGGTATGGGGGCAGAACGGATTTGAACATGCTGATTCCTCCTGTGAGTCCCCATTGCGGGGGGCGTGAGAAAACCCCTCGCCATTGCGGCGCGGGGCGTCAGTTGAGCTTGAAGCCGGAGGCGAAGCCGTAGCCCTCTCCGCGGATCGCGGCCGGCACTTGGCCTGCCGACGTGATGTAGCCGTGCTGGGTGAGCATCTGAATGGCCTGGTCGCGGGTATTGGCCCGCTTGTAGATCTCCTCGGGCATCATGCGGAGGTTCGAACCGCCACCGACGCTGCGGAAGTAGCCACGCTTGCCAGTGCCCTCAGAAGTCACCTTCGATCCGCCCGCCGTGGTGGACATGCCCCGGCGCGCGTTCACAACCTGGTTCATGTCTGCGCCGTCGCGGATCGCCTGTGCACCATCCTTCGTGAAGCGCTTGTCCTGCTCGGCGCGGCTCAGCGAGTCGAAGTACTTGTACGGGTCAGTGCGCTTGTCCCCTGAGACATTCTCGCCAGCCGGGATATGGATGCACGCGCAACCCGGATGCCTCAGAAAGCCTGAGTTCCACCGATAGAACCTGCCAGCGAGGACCGCACAGCGCGAGCAGCACTTCCCCGACGTCATCCGGATATACCCGGTCACAGTGCGCCGTGAAGCGATACCGATTCCATCGGCCACACGGCCAGCGTCGGTCACACTGCTCGATGCGAGCATGATCGCGTCGTTCAGGCCAGCCGCCATTGCCCGGTCAATGCTCGCCCCGCCCTTGATGGCGTCGAGCGCCGTATAGACCGGGGAAGCCAGCAAGCCTGCGAGGCTTCGGCCATCACTCGCCACGCCGGCTAGCGACGAGGGGAGGATGCTTGGCCCCTCGGGGTCGATATCCTGCGCCTCTAGCACCGATCTGGTGTATGTGTTCGCCCTGGAAGCGGCGAGGAACTGAGCCGCCGAAACCGTCTGCACGGCTCGCGGAAGGAGGGCTGCCCACGAATCCGAGATATTGGCCTGATCTACCATCATCCACAGCGCCTGAGTGCGGTACGCGGCGAGATTGCTCAGCGAAACCTGCTCGGCATGGTGCTCGACGGCAATCGCGTCAGCCGAGGCCATTCAACTCGTCCGCCCTCGCCTGCGCCTCAGCCGCAAGCCCGCCCTTGGCCGCCTGCATCGCCTCCACAGCCGACGCCAGCGGATCAGCGGCAAGCTCAGCCTGACGCATGGCCAGCACCCGCTTGACCTCATCCGGCCCGAGCCCGTACCGCTCGGCGATGTACTCGAACGGGAAGCCGACCTGCTTCATCTTCAGCATCGCGTCGGCCATCTGCGCCTCGGAGCGGTACTGGACATCAGCCCAAAGAGCCTGCCCAGACGCGATCGCTGTCAGCCGCTTTTCGTCCGCGCCCTGGCAGAGCGCCACCAGTCGATTGATCTCACGAATGGCCGGATTGACGTAACGGATGCGCTCGCGGGTCTTCGACACGAGGCCCGCCTCCGCGATCGTCAGCGACTCGGCCGCCGTGTTGACCATCTTAGCCACGAGGTAGTGCGGGGGCGTGCGAGTCTGCGCCGCGATGTGCTCGACACAGCTTTCAATCACGCTCCCGAAAGCGTCAAGCTGCGCAACCGACCATTCGGCGATCTTCGCCGCGTCCCCCGGAAGCCAGAGGATCGACTCGCCATGAAGGGAGTCGAGTTCAACGGGGCGCGTGCCGATCTGCTGGCCATTGTCGTCAAGGACCGGCACCTCTGGCACCTCGGCGCCCGTCACGACCCTCTGGGGCAGCGAAGCGGAGTCGAGAGCGTTCAGCAGGTACGCCCACACGAGGTTTACGCTGTCCTGCATCGCCATGACGCCCTGAATGTCCGAGATCGGAGAATCATCCAGCAGTGTCTGATTGCGGAGCTCCACAACAGGGACGACGCCGAGCGGGTTCCGCTCTGGCTGCGCGAGCTCTCCGTTGATGAGTCGCGGGGACCAGTCGCCGAGAACTGCCCGGTCGTAGTAGCGTCCGTCGCGGTCGTAGTACAGGTAGCGCCGCTCGCCACTGGCGCGCTGGAACTTGTAGATCCAGTCCGGCGTATACAGGGTGGCGTAGTCGAAGTCGTCATCGATCCACACCACGAGCCCAGCGCGCCGCTGGCGCGTCTGCGGGTCGGTATCCACGAGCGTCTGGGCCGGATGCTCCCACGTGATCTGTGGCGTCACCCCGTCACCGGGGGAGACGAGGGCAAACGCCCGCGACGCGGCGGCGAAGACGAGGAAGGCCTCAGACGAGCCGCCCTCACAGTCGTTCGTCTCCCACACGCGGGCAAGCTCCTGATCAAAGCCGGTGTTCTGCCCCCACAGCCGAAACCCGGTGTAGTTCATGCGCTCGGCACCAGCCTGAGCGACCGGGAGGCACCAGTTGTCCGAGAAGCCAGAGAACCGCTTCGCGAAGTACTCGCCGAACTTCTCCGAGGCATACTTCAGCGTTCCCGTCGTGCCGCGGGCATAGTTCAACCGCTCGTCAATGGATGGGCGCCGGTAAATGAGCTCCTGCGAATACCGCTCGGTCATCTTCTGCGCATCCTCGAGCGACATGGGGGCATCCACTCAGCTACCTCCTAGTGCTCGATCCGGTGTAGATCAGGTTTGACTTCTTCTTCAGGTTCGACCGGACAATGCCGTCCATGCCGGTCACAGCAGCCTGGAACCCATCGATTCGGGCCGAGGACTTGCCGCGGTCTGGCTTCACTGGCCGGATGTTGTCGAGGCCGTCATTCTTCGTCTCCACAACCGACGCCATCCATCGCATGACGGGGTTGCCATCCCATCGCATCTGCCCAGACGTCCACAGCCGCTCCATCTCCTTCGAAGCGGGGGATAGGCCTTGGAATGTCTGCGCAACGGGAGTGATCTCCACACCCTTCGTCTCGGCGTCAAGCTCCTGCACAAGCTGGCCGGCGAACATGCGGTCATAGGAGACGCGCTGCATGTCGAAGTGCTTGCAGTCTCCCAGCACGGCCGACTTGACTGCCGTGTAGTCGATTACGTTGCCCTCGGTCGCTGTGATATGCCCGCGGTCGATCCAGTCGCGCAACGGAACCTGAAGCTTCTTCTCGAGGTCATCGACGGCATCCTCGGGAACCCAGAATCGCGTCAGAAGCTCATACTGGGCGCCTGGGCGGTTCGACTCCACCCACACAGCCCATGCGGTCAGGTCAGCTACTGCGGATAGGTCTAGGCCGCCCCATGCGCGGCGGCCACGCAGCTTGGCCCGATCAGCATCCCTCTCCAGCGCATCCCAGTGGTCGAGGTTCACCCAGCGGACCGTGCCACGCGAACGAACATTCAGCGACAACTGCTTGAACGTCGGCAGATACGTCGGCGAGGCCTTGGCCTTGATCGCCTCGTTCCGCATATACGTCAGCGTCGGAGACTTCCCGAGGCCCGGATTGGCTAGGCGCCACGTCTCCTCATCGAAGACATCCTCGTCCTCGTCAGCCGCCCACACCACGCCATACTGGGCGGTGTTCTTCACGACGCCGTTGGCGCAGTTGACCACGAGAGAGTGCTTCTCGTCGTAGATCGTGCCCTCTTCCGCCTCATCAGCAGTAGTGATAAAGACGATCAACGGCTGTTCGCGGGCACCGACGCCCGTTTCGATCGCCTCAACGAGCTTCCGCTGATGCCGCAGCGTGTGGATCTCGTCAATCGTCGCACCGGAAACATTCAAGCCGTGCGCCGTCTCAGCCACACGAGAGAGCACACGGAGGATGCCGCCCGTCTTGGGGACGCGCACAACCTCCTTCAGCGGCTCGATGCGCTTCCGGGCCGCCGCCGACGTCATCAGCATGCGCTTGGCGTCCTCGAAGACGCGGCCAGCCTGCGTGGTCGAACCCGCCGCATTGTAGACCTCGGCGCCCATTTCGCCATCAGCCAGAAGCAGCACGCCCGAGATGCCCGAGGCGAAAGTGCTCTTGCCATTCTTGCGCGGGATCTCGATCCACACAGAGCGGATCACCCGAACAACCATGTCGATCTCGGGGTCATGCCACACCCAGCCGAAAACCGGGGCCAGCACCCACACAACCTGCCATGAATCCAGCCCGCGGCCGATCTCCATCGGCACGCCAGCCCAGCGACCCTTTGTGTGCTTGAATGCGGCAAGAGCGCGGAGAGCCTTCTTCGCACGGTCAACGTCGAACCATGAGCCCTCATGCTGATCGGCTTGAAATGCCAGAGTCAGCGGTGCCCGGTCGATCGCGTCTTGGATTTCCTCATCCGACAGGCCAAGCTCGAGCAGGGCGTCATAAGGCACCGGCAGGTCATTGACCGTATACCGCTTCCGAGCCATGCCGCCTCCACTCCAGCGGCTCTAATCGAAGGGATCCTCCTCGTCGTCGCCGCTACGATCCCCCAGCCGAGTCGCCGCAGAGGGAGAGAGGCCAAGCTCGCCAATCAGCGCCCGAAGATGCGACCGGTATTGGTTGAGGGGAGCCGTCCATGCGTTCTTTACCTGCCCGCGCTCCGTCATCACCACCATGCCCTCGAGGGAAATGGCCCGCTCGCCCTGCCTGATCCGTGCATAGGTGACGCAGTACTCGATCAGCGTCTCCTGCTGCTCGCCGACGAGTCCCACAGTGCGTGACAGCGACGGCGCCAGTTTCAGCCAGAGTCCGTGGCACACTTCCTTGGCCTTGGCGTTCTCTTCGTAGACGCCAGAGCCCTCGGGGAACCACTCATCCCAGTCCGGCTCGAGCAAATCCGAGGGGTTGAACTTCGCCGAGTCCTTCACCGGCCGCTTGCCTGGGTTTCCCTCACGGACAACTTGGAGCGCCGGCTTAGGCTTGCGTCCAGGGGTCGCCATCAGGTGGCCTCTTCGGCGCGATCATCCCGAATTGAGGCTAGGAACCGCTCACCGTAGCGCTTTACTTGGTCCCGAGTGATGATTACCTCACACTGAGGATCGATCCTCGCGAGCACCGGGGGACCGGGGATGTATCCACCCTCTGCGAAATCGGCCATCGGGCCTCCTAGAAGCGAGAGAAGCACTCTCCACAAGAACCGCCGAATTCGCGGCGGCGCGAGACGACC